AAGCATGGGCAAACTTAAAAATTTATTGATAGACACAGCGGAAGACGAAGAGTTCAACCGCATAGAGCGCGAGAGCAAGCAACGCAAAGAAGCTGTACTGCAAGCACTGCATGACGAGAACGAACGATTGGGTTTGTATAAAGATGCATATGGCGAAAAACCTGTAGCCATAACTGAACTCATGGACGAACTAGCCCTTGCCCGTGTGCTGATACGCGAGTTGGGTGACCGACTGGCTAAGTTGGAGAAGAACACATGACACATGAAGAACAGATTGCCAAGTTAACAGAGATGTTAGAGATACAACAGAAGTTGCATGAGACAGCGATAGATATGCTCAAGCCAGCGATAGAGGCCGAGCGTGAGGCGTGTGCAAAGTTATTAGAAACAACAGACTTAGGCGGACTAAAAGATAACCCAGCAATGCAGAGTTGGGTTGCAGAAATGTTGTTGGCTTACGTAAAAGCAATCAGAGCAAGGGGACAAGCATGAGAGAAGAATGGCTATTCCCCGGAGCTGTGGTTCCGGTGGACGTTGAAACAACTGCCGCGTTGCTGGCTGAGATCAAGCGGTTGATTGATGTTGTTGGTGGCATGGCCTTGGCACAGCCAAAGCAGAAGCCAATGCACCCAGAATTGCGCAAGATGTTGGAAGACTACTTTGACAAATGTTTTGCTGAGTCAGCACCACAGCGCCCTTGGGTAGGGCTGACTGATGATGAGCAACAACAGGCGTACGAGCAATGGCAGAACGAGGGATGGGATATTTTTTACCGAGCCATAGAAGCCAAACTCAAGGAGAAGAACACATGAGCTTAACAGTATACGAACAACTTCGCGCTTGCCACGTTCGGCGATGGCACATCGTGCAGACGTCGCGCGAGCAGACGCTGGCCGAGCACTCTTTCGCAGTAGCGGTAATCGCCGGATCCCTTGCGGCCGCTATGCGCTGGAACGGACTCTTGCAGGACAAGAGTAAACTCGCGCTGCTGCAATGGTCACTCGCGCACGACCTCATCGAGGTACGCACCGGGGATACGCCCACGCCGTTCAAGCGCGAACTCGAAGCGGTAGGGGGCAAGGGGATCGTGGAAAGGGCTGAAGACCGCGTGGATGCGGAGACCATGTCGGCGTACCGGCAGATCCGGGGGACCGATATAGAGACGATAGTTAAGCTCGCGGACCAGATCGAGGCGATCTTTTTCCTGCAGGACAACGGGGTGGGGATGCACGCGAAGCAGGTGCTCGACGGTCTTCGAGCGTACCTGTCCGAAGCCGTGAACGAGGCTGAGCGTTTGCACCCGAACCTCAATGCCCGGGAAGCGGCGCGGCGCGTTTGCAACGATATAGGGATAGCGGGGGGGTGGTTATGAACTGCATTAAATGCGGCGAGGACACCCGAGTGACCACCACCTACCAGAACGCCAACGGCATTACCCGCCGTCGTCGGATCTGTCTCTTTTGCGACTTTCGGTTCACCACCCGGGAGCGAGCCGACGAACGCGATATAGAGCGTGCTGTGATGCCCGAAGCCCCGCAGGAGGGGAAGGGGGTTGACAACTTGTCCCACGCGTGGTATAATCCGTCCTCCACCAATAAACCCATAGAGGACACACCGTAATGACGACTCGCACCCCCATATTCTACCACCCGGCCCAAGAGGTTGCACACGATTTTATCTCAGTAAACAAGATCCCCGAATTCGTCCGGCAGTCCGGCGGGGAGGTGCACTCGGACTTCGCGCCCTACGACCACCACGATTTCGAGGAGGCCCACAGCCGCAAGTACGTCCGGGGGGTGCTGGAGGGCACTATTCCCAACGGGTTCGACACGATCGACGCGGAACTCACCAACTCGCTGCGCTACACCAGCGCGGGCCATTGGGCAGCGGCGCTGCACGTGCTGCGACCCGGCGGGGTGGCGTGCTCGGCGACTCAAGGATTTCACCACGCGCACCACGACGACGGCTACGGGTACTGCACATTCAACGGGTTGGCGATCACCGCGATAAAGGCGCTGCGCAACGGCGCGGAAAACGTGTTGATCATCGACGGGGACGGGCACTACGGGGACGGAACTGAGGATGTGCTGGACCGCTTAATGCTCCGGGGGCGCGTTATGCACATTACCCAGCCCGATATAGGACGTCCAATCCATTCGAGCTGGAACGCCGCGATGTGGGAGTCGTTTGCTAAAGACTTGATTAGACGCTCTGGGGCTGGTATAATACTGTATCAGGCCGGGGCTGACGCGTGGGACCGGGACCCCTACGGCGTCGGTTACCTGTCCGTGGAGGGTCTCGCGGCCCGCGATCGTGGAATTTTTACCGCCGCACGCGACGCCGAGGTCGGACTGGTGTGGAATCTAGCCGGGGGATACGCGAAGCCGATGCAGAACACGATCGACATCCATTTACAAACGCTGACAATCAGCAACGAGGTATACCATGCCACCAGCACTGTCGCTTCTTGATATCGCCCGGGGCGTAGGCGTGGGCCACCGAGCCACGGCCGCTCTCCCCGGTGCTCAACGCGTATCGCCCGCGATGCGACAGGCGCAAAAGAACATGATCCCGAGTGAGGTCGTCGAGCAGTACAACAACGCCGGGCTTTTTGGCAAGACGAAAAGCGGGGAACCGATTCGTGCTACGATGGCGGCACCATATGGACGGCCTCGGGACGCGGTGGAGCGTGGGTACATGCCAAGCACTGGCCGGATAAGACTCGACCCCGAGAGCAAAGCGCCGAAGAGCGCGGACGCGGCCGGTGCGCCGGGGGTGTACCCTTACATATCGTGGGATGAGGGTTTAGCGCGACCGGGCAAGGAGCTGCTGGGTTCGGAGCTTGCTCGCCGGATGAAGATGTACGAGATGTCCAACCCGCTAGCCACCGCCTCGATGCCTAGGGCTGAGATGCTAGAATTCAACGCCATGGACGTGAAGCCCGGAGCGAATGTCTCGCCTGCTAACGCGTGGTGGCTGGATCTACCCGCGAAAGGCAAAGAGCTGTATTCGCTCGGGTACGACGCATCGCGGGCAGCGGGCCACGGCAATGTCGCCAGCATGCTGACCGACGTCAACAATGTGCGGCGTTTGGGCAACGTCGCCTCCCACTCGCTGGGGCACGGGGATACGGGGTTCATCTCGCCGTTGCAGGAGTTGGGGTACGATACCTTCAACCCCGGCCGGTCTAGCCAACTATTTCACGAGTCGATGGGACCCGGATCCGGGGAAAAACAGTACCTCCTCAAGCTTTTGAGCGACCCGGGATTCAAAAGGACCCGAGAGACCGATCGGTTATTGGACGAGGCGATGGGGTTGCACACGGAGGCATTCAACAAGATGTCGCCGGACGAGATCTTAGGGATGCTGCTGCTGCGGGAGGCGCAACTCGCTGGCACCTACGGACCCTCAACCGGTACTGGGTCTGCACTGCGAATTAGCCAAGTGAAACCGCACGAAGCCGAGCTACTCAAGAATGTCGCGCTACCCGAGGTGCTCGCCAATCCGGGGAAGCTTTTCGGCGCGTTTGGGCCAGCGACGCTGGGGAGACAGGGGACGACGGAGGCGATGGTACGGGGGATGATGCAGGGGCACGAACCCAAGGAGATCTCGGAAGCCCTGCTTCGGGCGGGCGACCCGGAAGACTACCGGAACCGGTACGCGAAAGGGGGGCTGGCGCATGCAGCAGCTTGATATAGACGCAATAGTCGACGACCGGGGCGCAGCGTACGGGGACTACACGACTCAAGCCGCGATCGCGCAAAAGATGAAGGACGAATTTCGCGAATGCCCCGGCTGGGTGTACCTCTCGTTTCCCCAACGCGAATCGCTCGACATGATCGCGTGCAAGATCTCCCGCCTCCTGAACGGCAACCCGAACCACCTCGACTCGTGGGTGGACATAGCCGGGTACGCCACCATCGTTGCGACTCGGATCCCGAAAGCATAGGGGGATTGACAATACTGTACCGCCCGTGTTATAATACAGGTACTGGATCAGTGAGACGATCCGGGTCAACCGATAGACAATATAGAGGACATACCGTTATGGCAAAGATTACTACCAAGCCCGTCGCAATCACCATCGACATGGTGGACGAACTCGCCAGCGTGCGCGACCAGCTTAAGGCGCTGACCGCCCGCGAGAAGTACCTGAAGGAGATCTTCCGCAAGGGTGGTGCGGCCATTTACCGGGGCGACCAGCACCAGATCGAGATCGTATTTACGACCCGGCCCCAGCTGGACATGGACGCGGTCCGTGCAAAGCTTGCCCCCGCGTGGATCGCTGCGAACACGGGCGAAGTTGAGGTGATGAACATCCGCCAGATGGAGATCGTGAAATGAAGACCCTCTACACCACCAAGACCGGCATCCAGATCGGGTGCATGTACCACCCCCAGCAAAAATGGGAGCCGTCCGTCGACATGGAGAATCTGCAAACGGTCCTCCTCTACCCCGAGCATCGCCCGATGGTTGGAGTCCTCGTGGACGCGTTCCTCTGGGCGATGAGCGCCGCACTGCTGCTGCTGCTGATCGTGGGGGCGCACTATGCTTGACGAAGACCTTGAACGGGAGGGCGGCGACGCCGACACCTGCCCGGTCTGCAACGCGAGCATGATTGCCCGGTGCTTGGAGTCCAAGACTGACACGCGGCACGACATCCATTGGGGCAGGTACGGGTACGAGTGCCACGAATGCGGGCACGATGGCGAAACATGGGAAGTACTGTCGGATTAGACGACGCATTGACACGAGTGTTGTACCCGTGTTATAATTGAACCTTCATCAACACACATAGAGGACACCTACAATGGCACACGAACTGAACTTTAATTCCGCTGGTAAAGCTTCAATGGCGTACGCAGGAGAGACCCCGTGGCACGGCTTGGGCCAGCAGCTCACCCCGGACGCCCCGCTCGACGTTTGGACCCGGGAGGCGGGCCTCGACTGGAAAGTGAAAAAGGGCGCGATCGCCTACGAGGTGCGCGACGAGGAGGACCATCCGGTCCGCATGCAAACCGTACCGAACCGCTGGGCGCTGTACCGGTCCGACACCGGAGCACCTTTGTCGGTCATGTCGAGCAATTACCACATCACCCAGCCCCGCGCCGTGATGGAGTTCTTTCGCGACCTGACCGAGGGCGGCGATTTCAAAATGGAGACCGCTGGGGTCCTGCGCAACGGCTCCACCTACTGGGCGCTGGCCAAGGCCGAGGATTCGTTCGACGTGGGTGGTGGCGACATCGTCTTGCCCTACCTCCTCCTCGCCACGTCCTGCGACGGCTCGCTGTCGAACACCGCGCAATTCACCACCACCCGAGTGGTGTGCAACAACACGCTGTCGCTGGCCGTGGGGAACAAGACGGGGCAGATCCGGGTGCCGCACAGCACGCAATTCAACGCCGAGAAGTTCAAAGCGGAGCTGGGTTTGTG